CGTCTTTGACCATTTTTCTAACCTGCTCAACTGCCAACAGGATAAACGATTTTATCTGTTCTCGTGTGAAGTAATCTTTGCCGTATACAGGGGTTTTACCGTCTTTGCCGTCCTTGCCATCAAAGTAGTCTTTATTCTTGATAGGAGTGGCTTTTTTGAGCACCTCAGCGATATCTTTGTCTGTGTAGTAATCAATACCTTTACGAGGTCGGACTTTAGCCACCAAATCTCTAACCATTCGAGATACTTGTTGTTTCGAATAGTAATCAATCCCTCGGACTGGTGTTTTGCCTGGGTCTCCTTTTTCTCCTTTTTGAATACCAAGAGCCTTCGCCATTTTACCAAAAGAGTCTAAGTTCTCTTCTTTGGGGGCCGGGATGTTTAGTATTTCAGAGTCTGTTAATTCATATTCAGAACCGTATTGGTCGGTAAAAACCCAAACCACTGCATTTTTAAGTGGTGAGTATTTTTTTGATTTGGCTGTTAGCGTCCCGTAGAGGGGGTGCTGTATTTTTTGTCCTATTCTCATTGACTTTTGATTAGTTTTATGTTAGATATAGAGTATAAATATTAAATTAATTTTATGGGGTATTTTTTCCTTATTATTGTAATGGTTGTATTGGCTTTATATTATCCCTTGCTGTGGTTTTTGTGGGGGGCGTTTTTTATATTATCGTTGATTTTTGATTAAATATTTAACTTGTTTCAAAACTTCATCAGTTAGTATTTTTTTGCTTCTCAAATCTTTCAAATATTCTTTCTTCTCTTCACTTGTTTCCATTTCGTTTAGCTCGCCAACTATATATTTGGCTCTATTGCCATCTCGAACATTTAGTTGCTTTATTAGTCTATCAGAATAAGTAACACCCAGTTTATTGTCGGTGATTACATCTACTGTTTTATCAAATAATAATTCATCCCTGCTAGCCAATTCTTTTAGGGCTTTTATTTTCTCTTCTTTACTTTTTCCTTCTAGCGATTCAACAAACTCTTCAGCTTCTATTCTTATTAAATGGGATTCTTCTTTTTCTTTATCTAATTTTTTAGAAAGTTCGTCAATCTTTTTTCTTTCTACGGCATTCCCATAAGCACTATTAAATCTTTTTGCTATTGCCTCTGCTACACTTACCCCTTTTATTTCATCTTCATCTATCACCCCAGCTTTAGCTAAAAGTTTATCAGTTTGCCTTTGAATTTGTGGTGCTATAGAGCCAAATGTCGCTTTTAAGAAGGCGTCTACTTTAATAGGTGATGCACCAAATTTATCTCCTATTACTTTTGCTGTCCCCGTAGTGCTTTCTTTTGTTTGTAATTCAGGTGGTAGATCTTCTTTAGACTGCGGGACAATATCCGAACCAAAAAAGAAGTTTCTGTTAGTTATAGATTCTATGGTCGGCTTTATAGCCTGTGGTGTTAATGTTGAGATAGCCTCATTCGAGGATGTCCCGATAGGTGAGATGGAGCCGACGGCTGATTTGTAAATATCTTCAAAAGCAACTGGGTCATAGTCTTTTACTGACTCTACTGCGTGCCTGAATATCTGTGCTGCATCGCCAGTTCCAGGCGTTAGTGGTATTTTAATAACATTCCAACGGTTATTTTCATCTTTCACTGCGTTGTTAGGTACTATTATCATGCTGTTTTCTTTTTCTGATTCTGCGATGTCTTCATATACCTCCCGTCTTTTGGGGTCGTTTAGATTCCAAGCCGTTATTGCAGCCAAAGGTAGGCCGAATGTAGCTATAAATTTTGAGCCAGCTTCTATTGGTCTTTCTTTTAACGCCCTCCCCCAAGTCCTGACTCCTTGAATACCAGCGTTGAAATACAAAAAGGCTGAATTTAAGACCGAACCCCATTCGCCTCTCCTCATAAAATTAACAGAATTTTCTCTAGCTGCCTTAGAAGCTATAATATTCGCCCTTTCTTCTGATAGTCCCTTTTTTATAGCTTGACTTTTAGCTCCCTCAAACTGTGCTATTCTACTAACCTCTTCACTCCTACCGACAATATCTTCAACTGCTCTTAAAAGTTCTTTTGGGCTAGTAACTGTATATAATATCTTAGACACTTTGCTTTTTCCAGCTCTAGTTTTTTTTAATGTAGCTGGAATTTGTTCTCTCGCTATATCAAACGAGGTATTCAATGCTCCTTGTCTCATCATATCATCAAAAACATCACCATGTCTTACAGCTTCGAATAACGCTTTAGGTAAACTAAAAATAGATCTAGCAGACGCTTTTGATGTTGTCGCTGAAAACATTAAATCCCTAACTATATTAGCAGCCACAAAAGGCAGATTGACACCAGTTATACCCAGCCTAGCCACACGAGTTGGAAGTGCGAACATTTTTCCTAGCAACCCTAATTGCTGAACATTTAAGCTTTTAGCCGCTTCAGCCATCTCTTTTGTAGTCGCAAATGTTCTTTTTGTTCCATTATCTAAATACGAAAATGTATGTGTTCCTTCTCCTTCTTTTATCAAATCTTCAAATCCTGGTAATTTTCTATACTGAGCTAAAATAGCAGCTGTTTTATTTTTTTCTCCCTGCGTAAAAGCATCGTTAGTTTTAGACAGTAAAGATTCGAGTGGACTTTCGACTTCTCTTTCTGAACCAATTATCTTTTTGACCACCGATTGTTTTGACAATGACGAAACACCACCGCCAGTGCCTAGATTTTTAGTTTTTTCTAACTCATTAAAAACTCTGTTAAATGGAACATAATTGGGATATTTGTTTTTTAATGCTTCTGCTGTTTCTTTAGAAATTAACCCAGCGTCAGATATATAGTTTAATAAGTCTTGTGAATATTGTGTTACTTTTTTTGCTTGTTCTTCGTAGATTGGACTTAATTCTTCTATTAGTTGAGTATCTTTTTCCACATTACGCCCTGTTTTTATCCCAAATTCCCTTAAATCTTTTGCATGACGAGCTATCAAATATTGATCGAACTCATCTAAATTTTCAACTGTTTGAACAACTTTTTCTAAGCCTTTATCTTTCATAAATTGAACCCCGATGGAGGGAGCTCTAAGCGTTCTGTCTATTTGATTAGTTATATCTTTTTCTGGCAATACTTCAAACTTGAATTTTTTTTGTGCTTTATAAAAAGCATCTTCTATCGGTGAAGCGAAGTCAACTAGCTTACTCTTGCCTTCCTTGACAAAACCTAAAAAACTACTAGGGGTTTTTTTTGTTTCCCTCCTTTTGGATATTTGCTTTTTGATATAATTAGATACAGGATCGGATAATTCTTTTGATTTTGCTGATTGTTGCTTTGGCGTAGCTTCATCCCATAGTTTTTTAAGTTGGGATTTGGTTTGTTCCCCCATTTTAAAACTAGTATTATTGTCAGCTAAAAAACCTAAATATTCAGCATATTCATCATAGCCCAAATCTTTTACCATTTTTACAGCACTTTCTTTGGTATTAATATCTTGTTTTAAGTCATCCACAGTTTCTCTAGCAAATCTTATTTGTTCAAGATCTGATTTCTTTATTTTTGTTTCCAATAAATCTAAGACACTTGTAGTTTGAATTTTTCCAGGCTCTCCTGACAATACAAACTCCTCAAAACTCTTACCTTCTGCTTTGGTTTTGGCTATGTCGTCTGTGATGTTTTTAAATATTTTTTTTCCCTTACCAGCGACGCCTCTTAAAGGTTCTGCCGCCCCCATAACAAAATCCGTTCTGGCTATTTGGTTTTCTTCAATAGTTTTTACTTGTTCTTCTGATAAGCTACTTTTAAATTTATTCTCCAACTCGTTTTTTTGTTTCTCTAGTTCTTTCAGTCTGTCGCTTGTAAGTCTTCCTACACCAGTAAGCCCCTGCTCTTGCACAATCTCTTGTGAAACCTTTTTAATCTCCTCTCGGAGGTTTTTTTGTTCATCTGAATAACCGACATCTTTCATACCAAAGGCTTTTTTTGTTGGTTCTCTTAAGGGCTCTAATGACCTTTCCTTAATAGCTCTAGTGGTGGGATGTTCTTCGTATGTCTGATAGGCTTTATCTGAAATCTCTCCTAGCCTATCGCCCAAGTCGGCTGTTCTATCAACGACCTTGTTCTTAGCTTGTTCTTTAAATCTTTCAAGTTTGTCCAGTTTATCTGATATACCCCTCTTAGCTTGAGCTGTTTTCTCTTGCAAACTCTTTAATTTTTCATCAATAAAAACCTTAGGGTATTTCTCTCTTAGTTTCCTTAGTTTTTCTTCTAGTTCATCTTTAGCTCTACTAAAAATTGACATCGGTTGGTTTGTTAGTTGGTAACATCCTGTCTAAGATAGCCAAACTATCTGGGTATTGTTCGCCATAAAAGGTTCCCATATACTCAAAAGCTACCTGTCTAGCTGTTTTGTAGTCCTCTCCATATCTGCCAGTCATTACATTTCCAGCTAATTCTTGTGCAAATTTTAATGCGTCTTCTTGTATCATAGTTTTGTTATTAATCCTCGTCTAAAAAGTCAAAATCATCTTCCTCGCCAACTCTACCGTCATAAAGCGGATTCTCTTGCCCTTCAAATTCTCTCCATAGTTGGTTATCTAAATCTGAACCTCCAAAAGTAAATATCCCTTCTTCTTTTGCTAGTTCGTTTATTTCGTGCCAGTTATAGCCCTCATCGACTTTCTCGGAAGCCCATTGTCTTACTTCTGGCGTTGACCAATCTTCTTCCTCTGAACCTATAGAACGATTATTATACTTAAACTTCTCCCACGCTACTGTTTCGTTATATTGCCTAACATCTTCTTGAAATCTGTCTTTAGATAGTTCAAATTGTTCCATACTTAAATTGTATTGAGCTTGGAATTGTCTAACATCTTCGTCAAAAGCCCTATCGCTTTCAAATACAGAACGGGCGAAGTTCCTTTCGTCTTGGTATTGTTGGTATTGCGTTTGCAAAACATCAAACTGAAATCCTCTTTCTTGTAGAAATACATTATAAGCTGAGGCCCTGTCATTAAAGACTCGGTCTTTTACATACAAAGCCTCCTGTGCAGATAGCTGAGCCTGTTGAGCTAGATTGGAAAAGTTTGCAGCGTTAGCCTGTAAATCTAGTTGCCTTAATGTCCTAGCCTCTAAATCCATTATGTCTTGTTCTCGTTGGATAGCTCCGCCACCAAAATAAGCTCCCCTGTTGTTTATCATTTCAATCTCTTGTTGAAGTTGCTTGTCAAACTGTTCTTCTGTTTGAAGTCTTTGTTCTTCTGCCTGTGATGATTGAAGTTGCCTAATCGCCTCTAACTGAGCAGCCTGTGGGGAGAAGATACTGCTAGCTTCTTGTTGAGCTGATTTGATAGCCCCTTCCGTGTCAAACTGGAACTTCTGAGAGGTCAAGTCTTGTAGTCCTTGTCTGATGTTTATTCCTTGTTGTTGAATTGGGCTTGGTCCTAATTTCGGCAATATTTCAGCCAGTTCTCCTGGGTTAAGGTTATTGCCCCAAGAGCCAACTTGTTTTCTAACATCAGCTAAGTTGTAGCCCATTCCGATTAGTTTAGCCTCCTGAGAGCCACGAACATAACCATGGTCTTCTATAAATTGTTGTGCTTCTGTTGCCATATAATTAATTTAAATCAGTCCAGGTGCCGTTTATATACATCTGGGCTTTATTAGTTGTTGTGTTTAAAATTAGCATTCCTTCTTCTGCATTCAAAGCATCTCTCTCAGTTGTGGTATACCGAGGAGCTTGAAATCTCCGTAAAATTTCCCGTGTTCGTGCTAATTGTTGTCCTTTAAATTCGTTCATAGTTATGCTGTTCGTTGCCAAATATACGATACTATCCAGTCCTCTTCCAAATATACGCTCCAATATAAGGGTTCAAAACATCCATAGCTGTTCCTGAACCTCCTGAATTAACTGAAATCCCAGTGGTATTGCTAACAACAGTTATTTTGTCCCCAGTGCCAGATGGACTTCTATAGTCTGTACAAATATTATGGTTTCCTCCTACTGGGTCATTTTCTCCATCAGTTGTATAGCTAGTGTTATGTCCGTGTCCTGGGTCAGTCACATCGAAATCTACATCAGGAAGATTGGCTTGAGCAATAGTTTTAGTCGCTGAACCTCCTGTAGCTCCTGCTGTATAAGTTGAACCGTGCCCTATAATCATTCTGTCTTGAACCGCTGTCCAAGTTCCAAATCCCAATAGAGTAGCTGGGTTTGTGCTGTTAGTTTCGTTTATGTAGTAAGACCCAACTGGATATAGTGCGGCTTTGGCGGCTGTAATCTGTGCGTCTACATAAGCTTTCACACTTTGTTGTGTAGGAACTTTTTGATTAGAATCAGAACCCATTGCGTCCTCGTCTAAGACCCAAGAGTTACTAGATACATCTGTGTCGGTTGTTTCGACTGCTGCCGTTTGATTGGCGTTCACTGCAGTTTCAATAGCTGATATGTCTGCTTTTAGTGTTTCTACTGATGGCTTATTAGCACTGGTATAGGTAGAATCGGGAAATGTGGTGGATATTTGTTGTCCCATAGTTTTATTTTAATGAAAATTGTTTTTTACCTTGAACTTATATGCTTGGCTTAATATCTCGACATCTTGGATAGAAGACCAGGTTATTTTAAATTGTATTCCTCTAATATCTGAACCAGTAGTTTCTAAGTCTTTAAATATACTCTCGGTGGCCTCATAAGCGAATGAATAACCTTCAGTAAATCCTCCTTCGCTGTCATCTTCTAACAAGAAGTCTAAATCATCGGCGGCTGAGGTAATACTTACATCAATAAAAGCGGAGAATTGGTCAAATCTATATGAAAGAGTTATCTCTTGGTCGGTAGAGCTCTTGACTTGCCCGAACCATTTTTTATATCTCTTGATAAAAAATGGCACATCTTCAGTAAAGAATTTAGTGGTAAAAGTGCAGGTTTGAGCTGAACCATCCAATCCTTGAGTTACGCCCGTGTCGTGTTCATCGTTTATATAAGCAAAAGTTGTTGGAATTTCTGCTGGTGATCCGATTCCTGTTGAGCGACCATCTCCAAAATATACTCGTCTCCTTCTAATGTCTGAAACTTCTCTGTCTTCTAAGATATAACAACCGATAAATCTTTCGTTTTTAGTAATCGCGTAAGGGTTTAGGGGATTTCCAGTTGGAAGTTGTCGATTGACTACTAGCTCGATTGAGTTATAAGAGTCTGAGCCGTTAGGAATTGCCAAGCGGTATTTGTTATTGTGGTAAACCGCTCTCATTGAGGTTGGTTTTGATATACCATCAATGTCTATATTGTCTGAAATAACATTAGCTCTAGCCCCATCAAACTCATATATCTTATTATTGCCTGCCCAAATCACTGAATTTTCAGTTGCCATTGCTGTATATCTAACACAAGGAGCTTCTCCGATAGGGTCAACTGCGATTAAATCTGAGGTTATATCTGAAATAGCGTAAAATCTTGATGTTTTTAGTAGCAACATTGAGCCGTTGGGGAGTAAAACTGCATCTATAATCTCTTGTCCGTCGTTTTTGCCGATAAATTGGTATGAAACATCTTGAATAGTAGTTGGTTGGTTAATATCACTCCAATAAACCTTGGATGGCTCGGTGGGAATAGCCATATAAAGGATTCTATTCTTGCCGTTGTTAAATAAAACTTTAGCTTTTGGTAAACTTTCAGCTGGACTGCCGTTAGTTGCGACTGTCCAAGTAATCCCATCAGTGGACTGCAGGACATCATCTGAGCCGTTTGACCACAAAATGGTATCATTCATCATTGCAAAGCTACAAGCCGTCTCAGTGAGGCTTATAGGCTCTGCAGGGCTTCCTGAGGTTGGTAAAGTGCATTCAGTCCAAGTTCCCGAACCATTATCGTATTCTAATTTGTTTTGTCGTTGTCTGATTAGTCTGTTAGTTCCGTCTTCGAATTTAGCGTGAAATCCTCCCCAGTAAGGACCAGTGGCGTTTCCGTAGCCAACATAACCTCCAGCATTACGAATAGAACGAGTATCAACTTCGATATTCTCACAATCTGCCATATCAGTATTTGAAATCTCGCTTGGGTCGTATTTATCATTTAATCCCGTCCGAAGATGAGGAATATCCCTTAGTTTGTAATTTGATGTAAACATTTATCGTCCGTAAATTTTTAACCTCTTTGGTCGTTGTCTGGTGTTAACCTGCTCCAGCATCCATTCTAAAGAACCACCAATTTTACCTTGTTCAAAATAAGGTCCTCTGTATATCTTAAAATACTCTCTGGCGTCCTGTAAGCCCTCATACGCTTTGAAATGAGCCACAGCACCCTTTACTACTACTTGGCTAAACCTGTCTGGGATAATTGATTCTGTGCTTCCTGACAGTTCATCTTGAACCTCAACACCACTAACCCTAACTGTCCCAGCGTCACTTGGTGCTATGTCGAAATAAATATTGTTTCCGTTCAAATAATAAGAGCGAGGCGTGCCAGTTTCTCTGTTTATGTCGATTTGATAATACTCCCGTTGTTCCATTCTTCTTAGATAGTCGAAATTAGAACCGCCAGCTGGTTTATACAAAACTTCTTTAATGTCTTGATAGGTGTTGGTGGGTGTAACATATCTTTGACTTGCTGTGGCAGTGATGTCTTCTTCAGTAGTGCCAACAAGATATTCAACAGTAAAGTTTAGTATTTCCTGATAAGCGTCTTTAACTGCTCTTTCAATCACATTTTTAGCTCTGGTTGATGTGTCATCCACTTCATTTTGGCAGAGAGCTGTATAAGTGCTAAGTGTTGCCATATTTTTCTTTTATCTTTTTAAATTCGTCGCCATACATATTTAATTGAAGATTAGAAGCTAGTATTTCAGCCTCTCTTTTGTCTTCAACTGTGCAATAGTATTTAGTTCTTTGACCGCACTTCTCACACTTTTTAGGATAGTCCGAGATTGTGCATAGTTTATCGCATTTATATATTCTCATAATAATTTGCTTAATAAGACTCTCCGAGGAGAGCCCTATAAGCAGATTAGTCAGCTACTGTATATACAATTAGCCCGTGATCAGCTCGTAAAATACCAACGCCATAAGCGGTTCGTACATTACCTAGGTGACCTTGTGAGTCTAAGTCGTATTCCATTTCGATTTCAGGAGCAACTTGCATAGCTAGTCCTAGAGCATCCTTGTGGAAGTATAGGTTAGCGTAAGCAGTTTCAGCAGGTGAGCCAGCAGTTGTAGTACCAACATTAGTTGATTTGTAAACTGGGCTACCAAGCATAGTTCCAATTTGACCTGTGGCCATTGGTTTTTCTCCTTGGAAGTCAATAGAAATGAAGTAGTTACCTGTCATTGTAAGCAATTCGCCGTGAGCAGATGGGTGGAATACCCAGTATCTGTCAGAAGCAGGAACATCACTATTGTCAAGAGCAACTTGAGCTCCAACAATATCATCGACAGTTAAGTCATCAACTTGAGCATCAGATGGTGAGTTTTGAGCAGTTCCTGTAAATTCAGAAAGAGCTTCAGTGTGCAAAGCACTATCAATAACTCTAGCAACAGCTTCTCCAGCTTTCCTCATCTCCATAGCCATTATATCGTACTTGTTTTGTTTTTTAACAATCCAAGGGATATGGAAGGCATAGTGTTTGAATTGGTCAACTGTGATAGTTACTTCTGTATCTGTATCTACTTGTAGATTTTCTGTTAGTCTTTCACCTTGGGTGTAGGTTCTAGCAGTTCCAGCAGAAGTTACTGGAAAATGGATTTTGTCTCCGTATTGAGAAACATCGATATCTCTCCTAGTGACTAAATTAGCCATTACTAGGTTTTTATCTCTGAATTCAATAACAAGTGGGGACCATCAATCTGTTACTTTTGCGACCACATATTGTGGCGGGGATACCTCTTCGGGTTTCCCTCTAACGGTTGATTTCCCGTTAGTTCAGACTGTCGCTTCATCCCTTTCGGGAGCACTTTCACTCAGTCGTTGCAGGTGGAAGACCTCTTCTGTTTAAAATACGCATTTTTTTATAAATTTCTTTTCTTGTTTTGTGTGCTTCTTCTGTTTTTATACCAGTGCATTCTTTGTCATATTTAATCAACAGTTCAGCCCTTTCTTTTTTTATTGTTAAATATGGAACAATTTTTTTTAAAAACGGAATTACATTTTTTGCGTTTGATAAACTCCACATAACCGCTGGTTTTCTATTTGGCATATTCTGAAATCTTGGTTTATCTCGATGTCCTCCAAAATTTTCAACGAGGAAATCAATTATTTCAAAATTAGTATTGGCTACTTTTACTTTTAAGGCATAGGAATTTTTTTGCTTAACCTTAATTAGTCCTATATAGCCATCTGCGTCTATAAATCCAGCAGTGTAAGCTAGAAGCTCCTTCATAGTTTTAGTATAATAATTATAATTCAATTATACACCAACTACTTGGATTGGTCAACCTTCCTGGGGGTTGGCATCTCAGCTTTTCCCCATTAATCAGAAAGTGTTATTTTTTCAAAGAGTTACCTCTAAGTGAGACATTAGTTTATCTCGGGAATGTACACCGCATCAGTAGTCGTGGTGTGCATACTAGTTACATCGGACATTTTGTTTTAACCTTGTTAGCCTAAAGTCCTCTTGTAGGCTTCAATTACCTCTGGGGGTAAATTACCGTGTTCACCTTTCAAAATACTCTTTGCAGTGTAATTTGTATTAGGTTGTTCAGGCTCTTTAGTCAAACTCGGTTTTTCTTGTTTAAAGTTTTGGTTAGATTCCGCAGGTTGAGCCTCTTTTTGAATCCTATCAAAAAACTCTGCTTTAGTTTCAGTCAACGCTTGACGAACATCCAAACTGGGGTTGTCTTGCATTTTAGCCTCTACTAAATCTAGGTTTTCCTTTAGGAACGGATCTTTATTCATTAAAAACAGTAAGTCTGTTTTTGCTTGATAAGCATCCTTAGGGTCTCCCTGTGGTCGAGTTTCAAGTTTAGCAAGTCTTTCTTCTAGTTCAGCTACTCGGGCTTTTTCTTCCCGTTTAGCTTCCCTTTCTTTTTTCATTGCTTCCTTGACTTTCTCGTAAACATCCTTAGGGACATTCTCGGAATCAGGTGTTTTTACGCCTTCACTGGCTTCTGTTTCTGGCTTGTTTTCCTCGTTTGACTCTTGAGTAGGGTTAGCTCCCTCATTTTTTACGTCTTCTTTACTCATAATTTTACACTTAAATTTTACGAGGTAAGCGACCTCATTAATTATGGATTAATAGTGATCCAGTTGGACCACATATCAATTCACAATTCCCAGGTCCTAATATCATAAGGACGGTTTTTGAGTTTGTTGTAATGTTCTTGGTGTGATTTTAAATCATAACCGTATTTCGTCTCAAGACTTCTTCCATATTTAACTTTATGTTTGAATTTATTCTTTTGTCTTTTCATCGACAGTTTTTTGAGTAAATAATCATAAGTTATCATCTTCTTTGAGTATTTTAATTAAATCAAACTTCAAGTGTTTTAGTGCTTCAATTTTAGCAGCGGTTATCCTAGCGTTGTCTATTCTATTTTCCAAAACCTCTTTGTGAAGTTGCTCCAATAAGTCAGTTTCGTTGTTGAGGTTGTTGAGGTGGTCTAGTATCGGATGTTGCATTGGTTATTTGATTAGTAGTTAGTTGTTCCATAGCGTTGGCAAAGTTGGGGTTTTGTCCACCTGCCATCTCAGTGTGCCGATTTATATGTTCCGCTAACATCTGTTGTTGTTCGGGTGTGTATTGAACGAATTGTCCTTTCTCATCTGTCATTCCGTTATTTCTGGCAGCCGCTTGGTGGATTCTTAGATGAACTTCAGTATTGTCGCTTGGCAATACTCTAGCAGTAGCTGGATCAAGGTTCTCGCTTTTGGCGTCTTTGAGTTGAGCTTGTTTGTCTTTGACATCAGCTTCTTCTCGTTCTTTGAGAGAAGGAATGATATTGTCTGGATCTTTAATCCTGTATCCATTCTCAAGTAATTTCTTCCAGATGTATTCTCGGTCAAGCGGTAGTCCCATTGGACCCATTTGAGCTTCTTGATAACTTAAATTGAGTAGAGATGACCATTTCTGCATTTCTTCGTTAGCGTCGATATAAGCACTGGTTCCGCTAACTATCACAACATCTTTTATAGCTTCGATGTCTTTTAGTTTGATATCTTTTTCTAATACCTCGCCTTTTCTGCCCAGCACTCGGTAAATAACCTTCTTGTCATTTGAAAGATACTGTTTGTTTAACCATAAAGCCATTTTACCTGCTTTTTGCAATACATCGCTTTCAAACCTTTGTAGTATTTTGTTAGTCCGTTGTTCGGATAAAAAGGTTTTAGTTCTAACTTCGGTGGCTGTTTGACTTTTGGATAATTGGTTTGCTCCTGTCTGATAATCAGTGATAGCTGTGATGTTTTGTTTGGATTTTTCTAGATAGCCCAACATAAATGAAGCGTTGCCCATATTAGGTGTTGGTGTTGGCATAACAGCTACCGATTCACCAAGTCTTCTAACTGGCACAAGTGTTCGGGGTTTGTATTCTAAAGCGTCTTCATCAATTATATTGTTAGGGTTGTATTCCATTGGTCGAGCAACATCTGTCCAAAAAGCCTCTGAAACCATATTAAGCGTGTCTTCCTCATTGTCTAGTACATCAGCCACTGGTTCTATAATTCCAAAGCCATACATCTTTCCAGGGCGTTTTATTGGTCTGAAGAACCCAACAGGGCAGAATTGTTTGTCGAAAGGGTTTTTTTCCACTCTCACTGCTACTGGTTTGCCACCGTATTTATTATCTGAGATGTCAGCCAAGGTAACTACCCAATATTCGTAAATTCCATTGTTGAGATACCTTACATAAAGCTCAGCTATTTCTACTTTTGTCTCTTCTAGTATCTTGTTGGTTGAAATCCCTTTGTATTTTTCAGTTTGTTCTTTCCAATAGTCTTGTTCATTTCTTATTCGGTAGGATAACTTCCGCATATCGTATCCTTCCTGTTTGAGTTGTTTATAGGTTTTATCGTGAACTAAGTGACCTTTAATGTCAGCATCTTCTGGGTCTTCAGCGTCAATACTCCAAACTAAATCCCAAGGGGCTATTGAGTCGATAGTCCAATTAGAGATAGTTTCGTTGTCATCTACTTTAATACTCTTGCCTATTTTCATTTTGTCCATCGTTTCCACTAGCAAAGGATTAGTGATAACTTTACCCATGACTTCTTTGCCTTTCTTCTTGTGGAGTATTTCCTCTCGTCTCCACCCCATCTTAAATCCAGCCAAGCCACAAATAGCACCCCACTTAGCCACTAACTCAAATTTAGTTAAAGAGTCAGCCTCTTGGTTTTGGTATTCGTTAAATTCTTTGTATTGTTCTACAAAGTTGGTGTCTTTTCTTTCTCTAGCCAAATAATTAAACTGAGGATTGTTGGCTATTACTCTCGAAACAAAGTTTTCTACCAAAGCAAACGCCTGTCCTAGTTTTGTTTTGGTTTGAGTTTCTGCTGTAATAGAACCTTCTCTTAGTTGGTTTTCATATCTTTTAACTAACTCTACGCATTTTTGCTTGAAGTTGCCAAACTTCTCTGCGTGGTCGTTGTATGTCTGTATGGCTAATTCTTCTACTTGTTTCATAATTTAATAGCTAGTTTTATGGGTTGTATTTGTTTGTATAGTGTTTTCTTCTGAAAATAGTGCATATCTTAAAGCGTCAAGTGCGTGGTCATTCATTTTAACAGGTTTTTCTTCTGGGTTTTTATCTGATTTGCTGTCTGGGTAACAGTAAGTTTCAAATTCGTATATTAAGTTTTGGCACTTAGGAGAAACTGTTAACCTATTTTGTTTAAGTATCTCGTGTATTTTATCTATTCCAGCTTCAATTTTCTTGCTAGCCTCTAAACAATAAATACCAGCGTCCTCCATCTCTTTAATTCTGTCTGGTTCTGCTGAGTCTGGGTAAGTTCTGTTAGGAGAGAAGTTTTTTACTGCATCTATGATCTGCCCTGTGGTTTTATGTGTTTTATACCACTCGTCTGCCACGTGGTAATCATCTCCTATCCTAATTATTTTTAAAACTGCCGAAGTGTGCCAACCAAAGTCCACCCCACAAAGTATTTCCTCGTAACCTATTAATTCTCTTTCCTTTACATGTATTTTTCTATCAAACTCCCTGTAAACTAATCCTTCCATTTTCCTAAAGTCTGCCATGTATTCTTGAGCAAACCTGTCTTCTCCTATTTCGGCTTTGGCTTTATCTATCTCCTCATGAGGGATATGAGGGTTGTCGTATGATGTAAAGTGAAAGCTCTGGTAGTCTTCATCCTCGGTGTTGTATAAGTCGTAAAAGTGATTAAAGCCTTTAGGTGTTCCGATAAATAATACATCACCTTTTCTGTCTGTTAGAGCTGGTCTTAATACTTCATGCCAACCAGTCCAAAAGTTCCTGTAACTAGCTACTTCATCTAGAACCAAGAAATCAAAGAACTGCCCTCTTAGTGTTTCAATGCTCTCCCAGCCTCTTAATGTGATTAAACTCTCTCCATTATTCTGTGTTTTGACTTTTATCTCAAGCCTTTGTTCGTTAGCTTTTATAGTAATTGGTAAACAGATGCGTTTTAGTTGTTCCCAGGCGATGTCTCTTGCTTGTTGGTAGTTAGGTGCTATGTAGGCTACTCGTCTATCGTTCTTAGAAACAGCCTTAGCAATCATCTCATAAATTGAGAGTGTAGTTTTGCCCCAGCGTCTTCCACATAATACTACTCGAAATCTTTTATTACTCTTTGCTACTAGACTCTGTGTTTTGTGGAATATCATTCTTTTTCATTAATTCACTAGGGACAAACATAATCTGTTCTCCTTTGCTTGTGTGGTCTGTTTGGTTCTCGGGATTCCCTTCTGCCATACGCCAAGCCATTTCAGGGTCAATTCTATTTAAAAAATCCATCTTGTCTTCTTCTGGTAGTTGTTCAAAGTATTCTCTAACCCAAGTCTTTAAGGATTTGCCAGGCGGTCGTCCTTTAGGATTACCTGATTGCCCTGCTTTAAATTTGTATGGGTCTAGCCAAGGAGTCTTATTCTGTTTTTTATTCTGTTTTGCAGTTATTTTACTCATAATTGTATTTTACGACGCTCTGTATTGCGTTTTAAGCCATTTTAAATTATCTAGTTGATGTTTGTATCAAGAAATTTTAATAATTGTTCACCAATCTTCTCCCAACTGACTATCTCTATATCTTGATTGCCTCCTGATTTGTTAATTACTTCGCACCCACAAGCTGTTGCTTCTGCTACTGGGCGATTCCAACCTTCAACTTTAGACATTTTAAGAAACTTCTTACTTCTATTATACAGAGTTACTATTTCATCTAAAGAGGGGTTTGAAATATGTTCAACGCCGAGGTTTGTTGTGTGGCGTCCGAACCAAACTACTTTACCGTATTGTTTTGCTTCTTTGATTGTTTCTTTAATGTTTTTGTTGGGTTCAAAGTTTCCTTCTATTAAACAGTCAATATCTCTTTCTAGGTTAAGGTTTTTAAACCTCTCGTGTGTACCATTTCCAATAACTGTTGCAACTTCTTTGTCGTTTCTTTCAAGCCAACCTTTAATAAAGTCTGATACTGCAATTATAGGTTCGTCGTGGTTAAGCCATCTGCCGTCTTGAGTTCTAACATAAGCGTAGTCTCCTTTTAGTTTAGGAGTGAATGTTATATTAATTCCTTTGGGGCGTTTTTCTAAACAAGTTCTTTTTATCTTGAAATACTTTTCTAGTTCCTCGTTTTGGTATCTTGAAATTATATTGGCGTTGATTGTTTGGGCAAGTTCAAAGGCTGATAATACAGCTCCGCAAGTTTGCAACTCATCAAAGAGGAAATTTAAATTTTGCATATAATCTACTGTTAGCTATTTTAAATCTGCCGTCTTTTTTAAAGCCTTGCTCCTCTACCAACTCGGTTAATTCCTCCGCGTTCCATTCGTGATAATCATATTTACACTTATTACCTTTTGGTGGGATTGTTATATATAAAGTGCCTTTTAATACCTTCTTGATTTGTTTCAAACATTCCTCTGGAAATTCTAAATGTTCGAGCGTGTCACCCAGGTAAACTGCATCATATTTGCCAGATAGTTTATATGCTGAGCCTAGTTTTACTTTTGCTCCCCTTTCTTTAGCTAATTTAACAGCCAATTCATTGCTATCTATCCCCTCTGCTTTTAATAGCGAGGTTATTAATCCATCACCTGCACCCACATCTAAAATATTTTTGCCTTTCGCCCAACTTTTTACATAATCAGCGTGTTTTTTGTAAACAGTGTCCTGAGTATACTCGTCCCAATGGTATGCTCCTCTAATTTGGTATTTGTTAAATTCTTCCATTTAGGTCTATTTTATGAGGTGGTTTTTTAAAGTGTTTGTTATTGAATGGATCTCCCTGTATTTCGACTGTTTTTACTTTACCTGAAAATACATACGGAAAAGATATTTGGTCTCGCATTGAGCCTCTGCATATTTCAGCCCACCATTTATTATTTAAACTTATTACTTCTGGGGTGTGTCTTCTTAATAAAACTCCTGTTTGCCAAAGCCCGTTATGTTCTGGGTAACCTTCTTTTTTATATCTATCAGTTTGTTCTTTGATTATCTCTGGGTAGTCTAGCCCTAGTTTGATACATTCTTCTGCTTCTTGATATAAACAATCTCTACCGTAAGGGTGTTTGAAAGCTAACACATCAGCGTCGCCCATCATCTCAATAAAATATTCTTCTGGGTATTTAAGGAAAATATTACCGTCCACCCACAAACTGTACTCTCCAGGGACAAATAAGTGAGATAATGCTCGGTAAATCTTAGCGTTTCTTCTTGGTTCGTGGAACTTGTCATATTCAGTAAAACATTTTACATCTGTTCTGGGGTTGTCTTTGCCACCGCAAATCGCTGAGTATACTGCCATTATTTTATAATTTCAAAAGTAATTCTATTATTCTGTCTTTATATAAATGCTTGCTTTGTACTTCTTTAAAGGCTTCCTCTTTTATGGCGTCTCTCTCTTCGGGCGTTGATTCTTGAATAATCTTTTTAAACTCTTCGGGTGTTCTGAACCAATAAAGATGTTTTTTGTGTTCGAACGGTATGTCTCCAGGATTAAAAGCAATGGCACACCCTCCAGCACCTAGAATGTTATAAAGTCTATCACTAGTGTAGCCTTTAACGTCGTGGCTGACAGATAAACAGAAGTCTGAACCGTGGTATATTTCTGGGCTTTTGTGTGAGAGTGCTATTCTTTTTTCTCTGTTGGTTTCGTTTAGGTTAGTAAATTCTAAATTATTGACGATTTCCCTCCTGTGTTGGTGGTATTCAGTTTGTAAATCTCCTATGTGAACAATTCTGTGCTTGTCCCCCTTAATTGGTTTTGGTATTTGAATTGTAGCTTGTGGTAAATGATAAACAGGTAAATCCCATTTCTTATCTGCGTATTCTTTAGCACAAACGAAGACTGCATCGAAATATTCTGGCAAATTCCAATCCATTTCCCATATACCTTTTTGGTCTGGGCTTCTTAAATCATTAAAGTATAGTGCCGTTTTAACTCCTCTTTCTTTAAGTTTTTTAGCATAATCCCAGCTTTGGTCGTGTTTTGTCTGGTTTGTAATGTAAATATCAGGGTTGAAAGCGTTTAGAGTGTCTATCCAGTTGTCTGCTGTCAATATTCCTAAGCCGTTTTTGCCGAAAAAATCTGACAAGGTTTGTTTCATTCCTCTGTGTAGCGGGAAACCATCCCCTACTCCATAAATAGCCAATTTAGTTCCTTGCGGTATTTTAGTTCGTAATTTTTTAAGTCTTTCTACATAATTCCAGTAATGAAAAGCTCCTCTAACCTGCTCTTCGTTGGTTATTTCTTTGTTTTCAATGGCTTTTTTGTAGCTTTGAGCTTTGTGGTGATGAACATAAACCCTCCTGTCAACCATTAATTTGTAGCCGTGGTCTTTGAGTTTAAGATTGAAAATACTTTCTTGCCCATAAAATGGCATATCTTCAGGAAAGCGTCCAACTTCCTCCCAAACAGATTTACGAAAACAATAACAAAATCCTGATAAGTCGTTGATTTCTTCTACTTTGCCGTTCTTGGACATATTTTTTTGCCTGCCACCACAGTTATTAGTTACTGGACCGACAGCCCCAACTTTCGGGTCTTTGAGAACTTCAATCATTCTATCCCAACCTTTCTCAACTACGGTGTCGTTATTTAAAAGACAAATAATGTCTTCTTTTGAGTTTTCAATGAGCCTATTCCAAACTACTGCTAGATTCTCTTTTTTAGGGTAATTATCGTAAATTGTTAAGGTATGTTTATTTAAATCAGTGAATTTCTTGACTGAATCAATGCATTCTTTTTCTTTGTCTGGTAAATTGAAAGTAATTAAAATAATCTCCACAGATTTTTCTTAATAATATTTATAACATTTTTAAGTTCTTGGATTGTTTGAGTTATTTTAGTGTCTTGAGATTTGATCTCTAAAACCTTTTCGTATCTTCTTTGCAGTTTAGTTACTGCTTTTATTTCTTTGTCTGTTTTTTTCTCTTTTTCTTTGAGTTTATTTAAGTCTTTGAGCAGTTTTTTTTCGTCGGTGTCTATTTCTTTGGCAAATTTTTG